CAGCAGAATTGGGTGCCCCTATTCCATTTCGTAAGGCAGTCTCTGTAATGGTTTATGGAGACGATGTTAGTGGAACAGTACGAAAGGGATTCGATTGGTTTAATCATATTTCTTACGCTGATTTCTTGAAAGAGAGAGATATGGTTTTTACCATGCCTGACAAAGAGTCAACACCAACTCCCTACATGCACGATAGGGATGCGGATTTCTTGAAAAGACATAATAAATACAATCCCGATACAGGATTGATCCATGGTGTTCTTCAAGAAAGTTCAATTTTTAAGTCATTACATTCAGTGCTTAAGTCTTCTGCAGTTACTGCAAAGGATCAGAGTGCTATGAATATTGACGGTGCACTACGAGAGTGGTGGCAATACGGACGCGATATGTATGAATTGCGCCGTGAGCAAATGACTCAAGTAGCTAAGGAGGCAGGAATCTCTCACATGTGCCAAGAACTTTCAGTTTCTTATGAAAAGAGACTTGAGATGTTTAAGGAAAAATACATGTGAAGATTTCGGCACCGTCCTGGGATGACGTAAAACTCATTTCCAAACCCCGGAGCTATTCGTGGTAATAAGTTTAAAATAGCACTCGTTATATGGATACCGTATTGTATATTATTTGTATGTTTAGAATGTAGATATAGGCTTTGACGTTTTAGAGCACTCTATGGAGTACCCCTATTTAGGGGAGGTTTAGCTCGCCAGTGAAACATACTGAGGACGGAACGTAGAACAGCGTAACCGATCCAATAAAATTAAATGGTTCACTACTCTTAATAATAATAATAATAATGCTGAAGGAGGTGCAGCTTACAACATCTCCAAAGTCTCAAACGAGACAGTGGCTCAAACGACGAACTTCGTCGATGGAGACACCCCCTGGTCATACGACATCGTCGCAACGCCAGACGAAACAAGCAAGCTTTCGGGCTTCACTGACGCTCAGCTGGGAGACTTTCTCAGCAGGCCGATCAAAATCAAAGAATACCAATGGACTCCGGCAGCAGCGTTGTCGGTTACGAGGTTCAATCCATGGGCGTTGTTCTTTGCCAACGCTGATGTCCTTGATAAGATCAATCGTTACCGTAATTTGCGTTGCAATCTTCGTATGAAGGTTTTAGTAAATGGTAATAGTTTCTACTATGGTCGTGCATTGTTATCTTACAATCCGTTTGTTACGGATGATGAGGTAACAGTTAATCGAGCTTTTGTAGATCAAGATTTGATTCAGGCATCGCAAAAACCTCATTTGCTACTTGACCCTACGTCATCACAGGGTGGAGAGATGCTTTTACCATTTATTTGGCCAGAAAATTACTTGGATATTACCAAGGCAGGATGGGCTGATTACATGGGAGAAGTTGATATCCATGATTTTGATGTGCTTCAACATGCAAATGGTGGAACTGATCCTATTACTGTCACAATTTTCTGTTGGGCAGAAAATCTCACATTATCAGTTCCTACCACTTCTGCTGCTCAGGCGGATATTGCTCCTCCAATTAGTGTGTTGGATCTTAATGCTCCAACGTCGTCTTTGGCTAAGCCAGAACCACTAGATGATCCTGATACTATGCTTGGTAATGCACCTAAAATGTACGTCAAGCAAGGATATATTGATGATTCAGAATTAGATGAATTTGGCTTTCCCAAACCTTATAGTCCACAGGCCAATACTAAGAAGAAGAAGGCTCCAATGAAGGGTTCTAATACTTCTAGTACTGACGAATTTGTAAAGGATGGTTTGATTAGTAAGCCAGCTTCTGCAATTGCTAAGGCAGCAGACGCCCTTTCTATGATTCCAGTCATTGCACCTTATGCCAAGGCTACATCACTGGTTTCCACGAGAGTGGGTGATATTGCTAAGCTGTTTGGATACTCCCGTCCTGCAGTTTTGGATGATGTCAAGCCTTTTGTACCAAGGCCAGCAGGAAATTTGGCTAATAGTGATGCCCCTGAGGCATTGGTTAAACTATCACTCGATTCCAAAAATGAGCTATCAATTGATACGCGAGTTATGGGCTTGGGAGGAGAAGATGAATTGACTGTAAATTCAATTTGTCAACGATGGTCGTTCTGGCGCCAATTTGATTGGCCAGAAACGGCTACTACCGACACAATGTTGTCATCCATGATAGTTTGGCCTAATTATGGTCAGACTTTGACTTCTGCTCCGGTGACAGAAATTCACCCTACTGCACTAGCTTTTGGTTCAGCACCTTTTGAGGCTTGGCAGGGAACAATTAAATTTAGGTTTAATGTTGTCTGTTCTGAGTATCATAGGGGACGTATCAGAATTGTATATAATCC